ATGACTGCAAGGGATTCTGATTCGGGCTTGGCATAGTCTGCTTCGATGCTGTGGAACAACCAGCTAGTTGAGAGGATGTCGCACCTAAGATAAAAGCTAAGCTCATCAAGAGGAATCTCATTAGTATTGTAGCCCTCTTTGAAGTATCTCTTGAGCGTGTCATCTTTCTGTACCTCTAGGTTCCTACGTTCAGCACAAGCACCCAAGCTCAACGCAGTACGCTGACCCCGATCCAACACATACTCTGCCAACATGGTGTCATAGATAAGGCCATCATACTTGAAGCCTGACTCCCACAACCACATCAAGTCATGCTGTGCGTTGTGCATGATGAGCAGTGTTGTTATGTCGAGAATGTCCTGCACTAGCTTACGCCCAGCGCCTGACTTATCCTTAGCTTCATCATGGTCTATGTTGACTATGTATAACTCATCGTGGTTGTCAGCATTAACCATACCAACCTGGACTAGATGGTTACTAATCTCAAAAGGGTCCATATGTTTCTTGCCGTTGCGTACTGTGCTACTATTCTCAACGTCTAGTACTAATCTCATGTCTCACCTCAAGCTGAGTAAATAGAGCGTGATCCGTCCAAGACACAGGTGATCTTACCCTGATACCCATTCAGCTTATTCTTGGCTAGGTTGAGGTAGCGTACTGGATCTTCATCCTCACCCTCTGCCTGTTGCGTCTTACCGATCAAGACCATTAGGTCTGCCTCTGCAGCCTTACCTGTCTTAGATCCCTCCATCATTGACTGGTTAAGGTCAGCCTTACCTTCTGCTTCAGCAGATAGCTGTGACATCCAGATCACACAACAGTCATACTGCTTAGCAATATTACGTGCATGAATAGCAGCTGTCTTGAGTGTGATGTCACTGCGTTCACTACTTATATCTGCGAACTTGTCACCCATGTCAAGCACTACAATGTCAGGCTTCTCCTGTTTAACAACAGACTCAACCCATGCCATACCCTTACCTGTACTGTCCTTGAACAAGACATTCTTACGGATAGGCTCATAGCGTTTGTGTGCTAGTGCTTTGTTCTCACGTACTTCTTTCATCGTCATGTTAGCTGATGCACTAATGTACCGTGCAGCCACACGGGTGTATGCCTCTTCGTTACACAACACAATGCACTTAGCACCCTGATGGGCAAACCCTTCTGATGCAGCTATAAGACTGGCATGGAAAGAAGTTTTACCAGTATTGGGACGAGCACCAACCAACACAAGATGACCACCACTAACGCCTTCCACCCTACGAGCCAGTGAAGAGATGTTAAATCCCCATCGGGATTCCAGAAGCGTTGCATCAAGGATTGTGTCAAGGCTATTGTCATCCCAGTCAACGCGCAGATTAGGAGTAAAATCATTCTTGTATTCCTCTAGTAGTAGTCGCAAAGGTTCAAGGCTATCTTCTGTACCATTAACAAAGTCAAAGCCCAAGTTAGCTACACGATCACCAACATGCTGCTGGAATAACTGTGACAGTGTGTCCTGTGCTATCTCTTCTTTGATAGGCTCAGTGATTGCAATGCGCTTGAAAAGATCCTCATAGGCACCGCGTGTAGCTGTAGTCATACTAGCATTCATACGGTTGAACACAGCCTCTAAGTCAGCGACAGTCAAGTCACCATCATACGCTTCCATGGCACCATCCAGTGCTTGCTTGATCTTGCGTACATCCTTGCTGAATATCTTATCAGGACAGCGGATGCCCTTGTGTTGGTCATAGAAGTTACGATCTAGTAACGTCTTAATCAGTGCCAGTTCCATCATTTCTTGTGTCTCCTACAACAATGCGATATATAACTTCTAGTGCTATCAAAGGCCAAGCTATTGCAAACTTGATAGGGCCAGAGTTATCCTCCTCAGGGTCTTCTGGCTCAACCATATGGTAGAACAAGGGTAGTGCTAACAGATAAACTACGAAAGCACCACCCAAAAAATACATTCCTTCATCACTCATGTCTAACCCCCAGATAATATGCGCCTTCTTTACTCTTGTACGCAGCCATGATGTCTAAGAACTGTTGGCTACTCATGATTAACATCTGATACGATTCCATCTCTGGTTCAAACTGTCGCATGTAGACAACACCATCATCACCTAAGATAACTTCAACATCCTCGTGCAGATCGTGTTGGTCCAGGGTTGTGATAACCTCTGCGTCTGACTCGTACTCAACTGTGAACATCTGAACCCTCCGCTACAAGAATGTTAACGTGTGCTACGTTACCCTCAACACGGGTGATGACATACTCAAGCCCTGCCTTGGTGAGCAACAAACGTAATTGACCTACAGGTATCATGTCTTATCCTTTCCTTGTAACTTTATCAACCTATCCAAGTACCACTGTGACTTGAGTAGATCCTCTTGCTTGTTCTTGTAACGCCAGCGGTGTAGGTACTTAGCTATGTTACCACGAAGGTAGCCTATGTATTCCTCTGTGGTTAGGAAGTCTTCGATGTAGTCAATGCACTCAATGCTACCCTTACCATAGTGCGCTGGGTTGTTGACGTTATCTGTTGTGTGCTCAGCTAACACTGCGTCACTAAACTCATGATCTCGCATAGCGTTCTCCTTGTGTGCTTTCTCTTGTGCTATCAGTTTTTTCCACTGGCTGTTAATCATTCTTCCTCCAGACAGAAGCCACACCATGTGTCCTTGCTTGCATTACCACAGCTGACACACTTGCGCCACTTATTCTTTTCGTCACGTTCTTGAGAAGCTTTACGTTCTTCATCAGTCATTGGTCTTATCATTGTCTGTCTCCCAGTATAGACCTGTCTTAACTAATGACACAAAGCCCACGTTAAAGATGGCTGCGAATGTCTCTGGGTCACACTCTACCTGTAGTGTGGCACTGCCATCCTCGTTCTCCGTTATTTCAGTTATCTTAACTTCACTCATCGTTATACTCCGTTAGTGCATCCCACGATACAGGGAACAGTTCAATCATCTTATGGTCAATCTGTTTAGCTACCTCTCGTGTCTCTGCCTGTGTGTCGGGCTTACAGCGTAAGTTACACATATCAGCAAAGGCATCAAGGCTACCTGACCAATACCACTCAGTCATCGTGGCCTGTGGCAATACCATACGGGCTTGCTCTGGAGCTACGCCTGCCCCCAGTAGGTAGAAGTATATATCTTGTGCATCAGTGTAGGTTGTTTTGTAAGTTTGCCATTCGTCATAAGACATACCTATAACACCTTCAGACCCCTGCTTCTTATCTTCACTGCGCCCACGCCACACGTCAGGCACATAGAACTCAGGTTCATCATCTACGTAGCGCCTGGATATTTCGTTCCATCTCAAGAACTTATGCTTGACTAGCTGTCGTGCTACAAAGATTGGAGCTTTGACATGGAAGCTTGCGAAGCAATGTCCGAATGGAGAAATATGACGATGCTTGGCGAGGTAGCGAATGAGCTTATCATCTTTCTTCTTGAGCTTAGGTGGCCCCCAAGGGTCATCCTCCATCTCAGATGTCTTACCAAATGACACTCGTGCAGCGTTAGCTACCGTCAAGTCATTACCCATGTGGTCAATGTATGTTGCCTTAATCATCTGCATGTCTCCTGTAGTTTCTCCATGTCCTCTAACATACGATACTTAACGTCATCAGATAGACTTAGTGCTGTTGTTTGTTTGCCTGTCCATAACTCTATCTCTCTGCGGTACTCAATAGTCTTAGCTACTGCGTCAGGGTCTAGTGCAATGACAGCCTTATCATACTCACCTATCTTCTCAAAGTGTTTTGTGTTCATGCTAGTACCCAGGATTGCCATGCATGTAACATCTGGTAGCTCCTGATATGCCACCATAGCCGATACAACATCTTCTACAATAAGAATGGTTCTACCAGTACCTATGGTGTAGTGATTAGCAGCACCAGTATAGCGATACCACTTAGGGTTTTGGTTAGCACCAACAGCCCTGCCTATGGCATCAATCATCTGACCCTTGTGATAGATAGGGAAGACTACACGTTCTTGTTGTACATCATAGAAGGTATTACCTACGATACCCCAGCGTCTCATAAATCTGTTGTGCTTGGTGTGTTGTCGGGTTGGTTCGACTAACTGTGCTGGTATCTCCATTGTCTCCATCTCTTTCTTAGCTTCATCTGGCGCTGGGCGTATTTGTCTGCGTATCTCAGCAGCAGTCATGTCTGTATCAAACTTACCACGAACATTGCAACCCAACTTGTAACAGTTATACATCAATGTCCCATATTCGCAAGAGGCAGAGAAAGTATTCTTACCTCTACAGAAGGGACAGTCACCACGATGGGAGCCGTGTGCTGTGACAGACTCAGCATAATCCTTGTGGTCTCTCCAGTTACTCATCGTCATCGTTCCCTCTCGCTGCGAGTGCCTTGGAGGCACCGCTGTATGTGTTCACCATGTAAGGCTTAACAGATTGTATGTTCTTGTGTCCTGTTACCTGCATGATGTTAGCTAAGTCAACACCACCCTCCATCATCTCTGTCACTGCTGTGCGCCGTAAGTCCATAGCTGTGAGGTGTCTGGGTAGGTTAGCTTCGTCTAGTATCTCGTTGATATACTCATGTATTTCTTTCTTATCGTATGGTGTATATGCACCTGCCCTTGGCTTAACGCGGGGTGCTACATATTCCTGGAACCCAAAGTCTTCCTTCTGCTGACGCAGCATAGAGCACAACCCAGCAGATATTGGGAGGTGGATCTCTGCGTTACGCTTACTCTGTGTCAGATCTAAACGGCATTGATCTAGGTCTACTGCATCCCAAGTGACAACCCGCATGTCACCGATACGTTGACCCCAATCATATGCCATGTGACATATCAGAGTTATGCTGCGCCAGCGGAAGTCACTGTATCCTGTCTCAAGGAATGACTTAACCTGTTGCTTGCTCCAGAGCACACGCCTTGGTTGACCAGACCTAGCTTGTACGAGCGAGATAGGGTTGTGTGTCATTACGTCATGTCGCATTGCATACTTCCATGCAGCGGATAACACAGACTTGCGATAGTTAGCTGTACGAATACCAGTCTTCAGCCAGTAGTCATACGCCTGTGTCAGGTGACGTACCTTGATGTTGGTACAGCGATAGTTGCCAAGGGTCTTGCCTTCAACTGTTGTGTTCATAACTGCTCGGAGGTGTAGCTCGTAGTCTTTCTGAGATGCACCAGACAACCTAGCAAAGGTTGAGGATACCAAGTAGAACTCTATGATGTCGCACAGTTTAGCATTACCCTTGGGTATTTTCATCTTACTTTCCTTTCGTGTGTCTGTACCAGAGATAGAAGCCACCACCTAAGTATGCAACGCATAAGGTGAGAGGCAGTAAGTGCATCAGAAAGTTGGGTACCATGATTCCCCCATGTCTACATACTGTTTCACATCTTCTGCGATAACCTCTAAAGGTTCTACCTTGTTGCCGATCCACAGTGCATCATCAATCTCACGCATCAGTTGGTTGTGATAGGCTGTAGCAGGTAGCAGGTTGGTTGTGTTAAAGGGGTAGTCGATACTCATTACTCTGTCTCCTCTTCTTCCTCTTGCCATTCTTTCCAGTTCTCATACTCATTGTCTAGCCCCCAGTCTTCTACCAGATCAGAGGGAATATCAGCAGCCCAATCTTCATCAGTGAAGTCAAAGGTATAGCAATCGTCTGTACCTTCTACGCTGCTGTACTGTCCAACAAAACACATACCACACTCATAGTAAGACGCCTCAACAGTACAGTCCTGGTTGTTTGCAGTGAATGTATCATATGCTGCGGTAGGTGGAGACCATGCAGAATCAAACCAGCCAGAGATAGTAGATGTACCATCCTCATTGTCATCATACTCTAAGCCTTCATTGTCAATCTCCCACTTGGTTCCCCAGCTATTGACACGCCAGTTATACCAGTCATCACCTGCTGTAGGCATAGGAACCATAGCGTGAAGTAAGCCAGTCTCATCCTCTGACTTAGTGTTAGCTTCATCCCACAGTGCTTTGATCTTAGCTGTAGGGCCAGAGATTGTTATGCTATTGTTACACCAGTTAGGCATTAGTATTCTCCTTCTGTAACATCCACACGCGGCGTTGGAACTTGTCTACCTTGCGAGTAGCAATCTCACACTGTAGCTTCTTAGCATAGGCTCTGATGCTTGCTAGTGCTGAGCGCGGTACTACTACGCTGTCACCTACCTTCATATGTGTAAGTAGAATATCGTAGCCCTTACTAGGTGCACCTCGTGCGGATGATGTTGGCATTGGTACGTTCTTCTCAATCATGAATGTCATTACACTGTCTCCTCGATAAGTGTGTAACGTGTGTACTGTTGACCTGTCACAGGGTGCTTACCCTTGATACCATCAATGCGGTAGCCTGCCTTGCGTAGCTCAGAGATACGCTTGGTGAATGACTGGATGCTGTAGTCCAGCATAGCCTCACGCTGGGTCAGACCCTTGGTTGCACGAAGGTGTGTGATGATCTTAGCGTTTTGTGTGTTAGTCATGTCTGTTCTCCTTTGTTAGACATTAGTAGGTTATTATCAGTGTAAAGCTGTGTCAATGTTACCATTATGTCACGTCACATATATGCAACACTAACACCTATTCTTTCTGTGTGTGCCGTATAGTCTTGTCTTACCCCAGCACGGGTCTAGTGGTTTGATCTTACCATAAGGCAAGGCCATTCCAGGATAGTGATAGTGTGGGTTGGCATCCATGAAGTCTCGCATCTCTTGACGTTCTAGCTTACGTTTAGCTGCGCGTAGGTCAGAGGCACAGGCTGCGGCTGCATTGATCTGTCTGTTGTGTTTCTCCAAGCAATAGCTGGTGATCTCATTAGCATTGGACTGTGCTGCCATCTCTATCAGAAGCTCTAGCATCACATCTCTGCCACGCCTAAGACGCCAGTGTTCTCCCACTCAGCGAATAGCCCCTGCTTTTCCAGGATAGCATTGATCTTGTGGTTAACACCAAAGTCATCCAAGACACCATTGCCAAACTCACAGTAGTAGTCAGCCCACACCTCTGGGTAGTTGTCCTCACCTGAGATGCGGAAGCCATCGCCATCCTCATAGACTGTGACGCCTAGCTTCTTGAGTTGGTTGTATGCGGTACGATAGTTCTTCTTCATTCTGTTACCTCTATTTCTGCTGTTATGTTTCTCATTCTGTTGAAGCGTTTTGCTCTGCTCTCTGCCTCATCCATGCGGCCCGACAAGATTGGGTCATGGCATATCTCTTCGCCTGAGACCTCATGGAAAACTCTAACGACTATCATGTGCCATGCGCTCCACTTTTAGTTTGGCTAAATCCTCCTCAAGCTTATGTAGTAGGTACTCCAGTGCTTCCTCTGGTTTACCCGCAAAGGCTTCTTCAATATCTCGCGTCATGTTAGCAGAGTTCCATGCCCCATGATGGTGATTATAGGGTACAGTCTCATATCTTAGCTTTATCATGCGCCTAGCTCCTCTACCACTAAGTGATACACTGCGGCCCGATCCAGATAGTATTTCATGGCAGCCATGTCAGCAAAGGCTGTAGCGGTCATACCGGACATCTCAATGTCAGTGTCAAGTATGTCCTTCAGCGTGAGTAGCTGGCTTGTTGTTAGTTCTAGCGTATGCATTTGTTTTCTTTCCTGTTCTTACCGTTACTAGTATAGGGAGTGTCCCTCTCCAGTTCTTCTCTAGCCTCAACATAAGCCTTGTAGAGTGTCTCACATAAGTGATCCCGCATATGTTCAGGGACTTTAACGTAATCCTCTATGATAGCAATGATCCTATCCTTAGCTGCACTGTCTAGCTTAGTCATCTATGCCATCTCCTCTGTCTCTATGTTGGTGAACTTGATGTAGACACCGCCCTCACCATCGTCATCCATTAACTCTTGATAGTCTACGTCAGTGTCCTTGACCATCTGCCAAAGGGCAGCAAAGAAATCCTCTCTAGTCATGATGTCACCCTCTTTGTTAGATAGATTATGAGCTTGTCCACATTGTCAAACTGCTCTTCAAAAGTCAGCATACCCTCTGCGTCATAGCAGTTGTAGGATAGTAAGCTCCACTCTGGATCTTCACGCAGGTCAGGGTTGATATAGTCCACGAATACCTGACAATAGTTCCCGTGCTTTTCTTCTTTGAGCAGTGACGGGCAAGCGTCATTCTTCCACGAGCTATGCTTCCAGCCATGCGGTGACAATGCGTGAAAGAGTTTATTGAGCATGTCATAATTGTCATAGTCTGCGTGTGGTACGTCTGCGATAGCGTAGATCATATTAGTCTCTCCGATATTGTGCCGCCACGATCTTAGGCGAATTGTGATCGTCTACATTGACAAAGACATAGCCCTTGTCTGTTCCGCCCATGCGCCACTCGCCACGCCATCCCAGCCTATTGAGTAGCATTTGAGCCGCCAGAGTGTGGTTGCCTTCATCGTTTAGGCTGTAGTCAAAGTCAATCGTGACTTGCTTGACGCCATAGCTTTGCATGGCTTTGATGCGTGACCCTTTAGTGTTAGTAGGGCCAAGGTATTTTGTGATAATCGTTTGCATGTTAGTCTCTCCTATTACTTGATGCCGTGTATTCTGCGCCATGTCACCCATGTGATAGCTTGCAGGTCACATGCTTTGATGCCAAGTATTGCCGCAGCGCGGCGATATGACATGGCAATGTTTAGATATTCAGCCTTGCCTATGTTAGCGGCATTAGACTTCAAGCCCACACGTTCAGCGTAGGCAATATTCCTAGCGTGACCGTCCACAGTCACACTGTCGCCACCCATAATATTGTCAAAGAAGGCAGAGATCTTAGGGCCGTTCAGTGTCTTGAGGATAGCCGCATGTCTGTTGACGCCATCCAATACCTTGTAGCCTTTGAGGCGATTAGCCTTGTAAGCCATGCACCCGTCAATATCCTCATGGTTAATCTGCGCCATGTGTCCGTCAATAATCTGCTCTGCTGTCGGCACATTCTTAGGCCATCCAAGGTTAGGGCTTGATGCCGCCACTACACCCACAACTTTCATCAAGCTTAGGTTTTTAGTCTTAGCCACTTTGCGACAGTCACGCCGTGCCCGATTATACCACTGCAATCCGTCAAGCTTTTCTTGTCGCGTAGCCATGCCGTAGCAAGTCAAAATATTAGTCACAAAGTCAGTCATGATTTTTCCCCAATCGGTTTGAACTTAGAAGTCAGGCAAAAGCTAAAGCATAGCTTGCCTAGTTTGATGAAGCGAATACCGCCTACTTTTTTGGTTGATACGTTAAACATTTTCTTTCCTTCCATGTATTTATGTAGATGCATCAATCACCCATCAATCAAGTCAAAGCATAGGCTGGCCTATGTTAGTAAATGATGCATCTCAAAAAAACATTACACACAATCCTAACTGGGGTTTACCTTTTGGGATCGTGTTTATCGTCACGAATGAGAGCTTAGTGGCATCCACGTTTATTGCTCTTTTTGCATATCGCTGGGTAATATCCGCGCCTGTCAATCACCTATGGCAGTTATAGTCATGCGACTCTAAATAGCGTTTGGTGGCTTGCTAGGCCGATTCTGTTAAGAGCGTTTGTTCCTTTCGTTTGTCTGTTCCTTGTTTCGATGATTGTTTGTTGCACGTCCTGATTCGTTTGTGAAGTACTTTTTTCACAGTTTACCGAATAAAAGTGTTAAAACACTGAAAAGAAAAGAAAAGAAAGTTAAACTTTTTTCTTTGCTAGGGTGTTTTTGCTATGCAGCGCCGCGTTTTGGGGTGATTCGTTTGGTATGATTCGGGGTGATTCGCGGGGTGATTCGTTTTTGCTGATTCGTTTTTTGCTTTTCACGGGGGAAAGGAACGCGCTTGCGCGGCTGCGCCTGGGTGTACGCGCTTGCGCCTGGGCGTGTGTGTGCCTGCGCGTATGTGTGTGCGTGTGTGCGTAACGCGCGTGTGTGTGCGCCCGTGTGTATGTGCGCGAGGGGGTGTGGTAAAAATGTAACACCTCATGGGCGGGTGTGATGTTTATGCATCCCTGTTGCAAAAAGGCGACACTGTTGCGAAAACACCACAAAACACACGCCTATTTTCACGCAGATTGAAGACGTATCAGTACCCAAAAGCAATGTTTTCAGTGGCTTAGCCTCAATACCCACCCCCATAGGCGCAATTCGCGTGACAAAAGGGGGGAGGGGGCGTGGGCCAGTGGGGGGTTGGGGGTACGTATACATGTAGAAACACACAGAAGTGAAATTTGAAACGGGTACCTCATATACGAACAGCTACAAATGTACAACACTGGGTAAAAAACTTACCTAATAACTCATTTTAGGGGTTGACTGGGGTAATTCTATGAGTATAACTGCGGAGCAGGAGCAATACAGTAACACTAAATGTTTTAACTCTTAAGAAAGTAACACATATAAGAAAGTTAAGATAAGATAAAGTTTTTACTTGTAAGTGTTACAGTAGTGCTGTATACTTCTCTGTATGTAACACAGATAAAAGTAACAAACATAAGTGTTACAGTACTGTACGTGGCATATTTATGTGTGTCTCCTCCTCATGTCTCCTCCCTCCTGCATGTAAATACGCCACGTACCCCTTTTCCTAGAAAAAACTATTGACAATGCGTAACAAAAAGATACAACTATATGCATCAGAGAATGTTATCGAAGAGTTCTACGAAGCTGTAGCAGCTAATGATGTAAAGAAACTACAACGTGTACACATACCTAAGTCGGACGTGTTCTATGTACGTGCAGCTATAGAGGCTGATACTGGAGTGCGTTACACTCTAGACCATGTAGAGAGAGCTATGTACCTGGAGGGTTACCTCACTAAGTATGAAGTACTAGATCCTGACAGAAAACGTGATGATGTGGGTTAAGCTAATCCCTGTTTTACTATTAGCAGGTTGTACTACGATAACCTATACAGCATCGTGTCGTGCGGGTGATACCCTATGCCAGAGAAACCAGAATGCACAGACACTTGCTATCATTGGACAAGAGGAAGCTGCTCTCCAACTTATATGTCAAGACAGTACTATTCGTAGTACTCTTAGCGACAAGTGTGGGGGCGGGTGATGTTACAGGCGACTTCTCTACGAGTAACGAGAACAGCACTGTAGACAGTAACAACTCTGATGAGACTGTAACGAATAACTACAATGCTACGGGTGCTGGTTCAGCTGCCCCTGTTATGTCAGCAATAGCTCCTACTATGATGGGTGGTGGCGGTAACGATAGTTGCTTACTACCTAGCTCTACAGGGATACAGATAAGCGTCTTAGGTTTATCCTCTGGTAAGATGGAGCAGGATGAAGCTTGTAACAGACGTAAGAACGCTAGGCTCTTAGGAGCACCACAGCAAGTAGGGGGCTTAGGGTTACAGGTATCAGCTATATCTGTATTGTGCCAAGACCCTGTAGTGTTCCGTAGTATGATGTTAGCGAATACCCCCTGCCCTATCAATGACAGTAAGACGGGTAAGCTGCTTATGGGGAAGGCAGCGATAAAGAAGTACAGAGAGAGTCCAGCGCTTTATATCGTTGGTTATGAGACAGACCAAGAGTTCTGGAACACCCTGTTAAGGGTAGGAGAGGAAGACCTAGATGATGAGACAGTTGAAGACGATACTCCTAAGCTCAGCCTTAGTGAGCGTTTCCGCAGCAGTAAGCGCACAAGAGACTAACTACGAGCTAACTGGTCAAGAGAAGATTGATATGCTTATCGCCTCTATCGGTGATATTCAGGATCGTATCACTAACAGTGGTGTTATGACTGTAGGTGCTGTAGGTTATGCTGCTATCGGTGGTGTGATTAACGATGATGCACTTAGTGATGGTATTATTACCACAGATGAGCTAGGTGCATACCTAGAAGCTAAAGAGCTTGTACTGCAGCATGACTATGCCATTGCTAGTACAGCTGAGCAGATGTTTATGCAGGAACATGCAGCGGCTATGAATAGCTTGAACACTGCAGTAGATAACCTGACTGCTGCTACAGCTGTAGTTATGACAGCAGTAGAGGTAGCTTCTATCGCATCTGAGGCAGACACTAAGCCTGAGCAGGTTGAGCTACAAGGTATGCTTGAGACAGACGCATATAGCTTAGACGCTGCTGAAGTTAATGAGTACAACGAGGCAGTAGCAGCTGTAGAGACTTTTGCTCAACAGGCTGGTGCTTTCATGGCTGCGGCTAACAATGATGAACTTACTGCCACTGTAGACAATTACGCTGCACAGGGTAACTACATGGTAGGCAGCTATACAGCTATCACATATACACAGGCTATTGATGAGTTTGTTATCACTTGGGATGACTCAGGTTTTGGTACAGGCTTCCAGGGGTATTTGACACCTGAGATGAAGAATGCTACAGAGATCTACGCAGCAGGTGAATACATTAATCAGTATGGGGCAATGCCAACACAATGATGGACTTCGAGTTTAGCGTAGGTGGATACAACATTAAGGGTTGGATGGTTGCAGTAGCTGTACCCGTCCTCTCCACTATTTCTGGTGGTGTCTACTTTGGCTATGATACTCTTAACCGTTTCTATGGTGTAGAAGCTGGAGTAGAGGAATCTCTTGATCGTGTCGATGAGCTAGACGTTAAAGCTTTAAACATGGATAAGCGGATAACATCTGTAGATACTTCAGCTGAGCGAAACCTAACAGAGGTAAACAATAACCTGAGCAATGAGATTGTAGCGTTAGACTCTATGCTACTCACTAAGTCTCAGGAGCTAGAAGCTAAGCTTGTATCTCGTATCCAAACCTTAGAGCAAGCTATTGCAGACAATGATGTACGTGGTTTGAACCAGAAGCTTGCCCAGCTTACTACAAACATGCAGCAGATCCTAGAGCAGCAGAAGATACTACTGGACCTACGCAGTCAGGTCGATAAAGCTACAACTATCACAGATGGACTAGGTGATACTTTAGATGTTCTACAGACAGAAGTAGATGACATCTGGAAAGCATATGACGAACTAGCGGATAACCCTCTATGAGTTACAGAGAAGAAGAAAGAATGGCACAAGGTAAACAGTTAGAAGCTGGTAGCCAGTGGGATGCAGCTGACGAAGACGGTGATGGAGTTATCACTGATGATGAGATGGCTATGTATGAGCGGCGTGTACGCTTTGAGAATGAAGACAAGAAAGAAGATGCCCAGCGCAACATGGCATGGTTTGCTTTATTCGGTATGCTCCTCTATCCCTTCGCTGTAGTATTATCGGCAGGTATAGGTATTACTCACGCATCTTCTACTCTAGGTGATATGGCACCTACCTACTTTGTATCTGTAGCGGCTATCGTTGCAGCGTTCTATGGTGGGCAGGCTTACACAAAAGGTAAGAAGTAATATGGCTATTGAGTATCGTGGAGAGAAGTTTGAAGGTTACAACAAACCTAAGCGTACCCCTAAACACCCTAGTAAATCCCACGCAGTACTCGCCAAGGAAGGTGACACCATTAAGCTCATCCGCTTTGGTGAGCAGGGAGCATCCACAGCAGGCAAGCCTAAAGCGGGTGAATCTGATCGCATGAAGAAGAAACGTGCATCCTTCAAAGCTAGACATGCTAAGAACATTGCTAAGGGTAAGCTATCAGCAGCATACTGGGCAGATAAGGTGAAGTGGTAATGGCTGCACCCAAACCTAAGAATATGAAGTTGTACAACCAGAAGAAAGCTCTGGCTAAGAAGAAGTTTGATGTATGGCCCAGCGCTTATGCATCTGCTTGGCTTACTAAGGAATACAAGAAAGCGGGAGGTACTTACAGTGGCACGACAAAGAACAAAGTCGCAACACGTTCTCGCAAGTCGTAGAAGTTTCGCTAAGGGTGGCTTAGGTAAGTGGTTCGGAGAGGAATGGACAGATGTTAAAACGGGTAAAGAATGTGGTAGGTCGGGTACTTCGGAAAGTGGTAGACCTTATCCGGCGTGTCGCCCCAAAGCGGTGGCAAGCAAAATAAGCAAGAAAGAAGCAGCAAAGAAGACTGGACCAAAGAAGGTTAACTGGTCTACTACAGCATCAGGCAAGAAGAGGCGCACATAATGGCTGCAGGAGTAAAACACTACTTTAAGAATGGTAAAGAATACAAGGGTGCTACACATAAGGACGCTAAAGGTAAACTTATGTCAGGTGCAAAACATACATCTAGCAGTAAATATCTGTATCATAAGAAGGATCTAAAGAAATGATGAACAAAGGCATGAAGGCTCTCAAGAAGGAAGCACCAGAAGTAGCTAAGAAGATGGGCTACTCCTATGGTGGTATGTCTAAGAAGCCTATGAAGATGAACAAAGGTGGTTACTGTGGTGCGTCTAACCCAGCAGAACGCCCTATGAAAAAAGGTAAGTAGATGAAGTTCTACGAGAAGTATAAGAAGGCGCTAGAAGCGCACGGCTACCGGATTGACGAACATGGTTGTGTTTGGGATGAACGTGGCAATCAAGCAGCATCTGAGGATCGCTTCGGCAATGTAGGCTGTAGCGATTATAACATCACAGAGATCTGCCGTAAAGCTCAGGTCGAGATGGATAAACCTAAGCCTAAGAAAGTTAAGGCTGCTGTGAGTAAGAAAGAGAAGTAATGGCTGTTACACTCAACCACCAAGGTAGACCTGCTCGTAGGCGTTCTGTATGGGGTCACAACACTACGACTACTACAGAGGATGTATATACATGTCCTCCTAACTGTGTGGCTGAGGTAAGCTATCTTCACGTTATCAATACATCAGGCAACACTAGCATTGAGATTGAGTGGTACGTAGCGGCAGATACTTACACGTCACACTTCCTTACAGGTAAGAACTTGGGTGCTAATGAGTATGTCACTTTCTCAGACATTGAGCTAGTACTGGCTGCAGGTGATAAGATACAAGTAACACCTGATACAGCAGCACATGTAGACACTATCCTAACTGTAACAGAGACCTTCTCTGGCGTATAACGAATAACGGGTATGCAAAAACAGGTGGTACTAAGTTACCGCTAACTGAGTATAACTATCTCCGCACACACAACAAAGGAGATAGTGATGCTAAATTTCTTTCAACGAGGCTTTCAGGCTTTACAGGAAGCACAACAAGCTCGTGCAGACTTCTGGTTACTTCAGAACATGAGCGACAAAGAACTACGTGACATCGGTATTGCACGTGGTCAGATAAGAGAGTTTACCTATGGCGAGAAATCTAACCGAAAAGCAACTTAAGTTTCTTGAAGTCCTCTTTGATGAGGCTAACGGTGACGCTGTTGCTGCTAAAAAGCTGGCAGGGTACGGAGAAACAAGTAGCACATCAGCTATTGTGGAATCTCTGAAGGACGAGATAGGTGAGAAGACACGCACCTATTTCGCCCGTGTCGCCCCTAAAGCTGCTATGTCTATGGTAGGTGCTCTCTATGACCCTACTGAGTTAGGCATAAAAGAGAAGATGATCGCAGCAAAAGACTTGCTAGATCGTGCAGGACTTGGTAAGGTAGATAAAGTGGATGTCACATCAAGTGGTGGCATCTTTTATCTCCCACCAAAAGAAGGTACGAACGAATAAGTATTCCAACAAGAGATCTAGGATTTTGGCAACTACCAAAACCACCCAAAGATCACAACAAACAATGGCACACAATAGTCCGTGTAACTAAGAAGATACCTTGGGGCTATGAACTACATCCAGACAATGACAAGCTTTTAGAACCGATTGAACATGAGCTTGAAGCGTTAGAGCTTGCAAAGCGACATCTAAAGCAGTATAGTTATCGTGCGGTAGCTCAGTGGTTGAGCAAAGAAACAGGCCGTTACATATCTCATATGGGCTTAAAGAAGAGAATCGAAGTTGAGCAAAGACGTAGAAAAGCATCTGCAGTTAAACGTAAGCTTGCCAAGTGGCTCGAAGAAACCCTTGCGGAAATCGAAAAACTCGAAAGCCAAGGGGTCGGGGCATACGCAGAGTCCGACAGAGACAGTTGAACAAGTCGCCACCCCTAGTGCACAGACTGTTCCTGCACAGGTAGTCGCTCCTGAGTATGACGTGGATGCAGCACAAGAGGTCGTGTTCAAACCTAACCCCGGCCCTCAGACAAACTTCCTAAGTTCTTCAGAGCGGGAAGTTCTCTATGGTGGGGCAGCTGGTGGTGGCAAATCCTACGCGATGTTAGCTGACCCACTACACGGTTTGAACGATCCTAACTTTAGTGGCCTACTTGTACGTCACACTACAGAAGAGCTTAGGGAACTTATACAGAAGTCGCAGGAGTTATACCCACGTGCAGTACCAGGTATCAAGTGGTCAGAGCGAAAGTCGCAATGGACTAGCCCAAAAGGGGGGCGTCTCTGGATGTCCTACTTGGATAAAGATACAGATGTTACTCGCTACCAAGGGCAAGCGTTCAACTGGATAGGCTTTGACGAACTTACTCAATGGTCTAGTCCTTATGCTTGGGACTACATGAGATCACGTCTACGTAGCTCAGCACGACACTTAGGTCTTTACATGAGGGCTACGACTAACCCTGGCGGCGCTGGGCATCAGTGGGTTAAGAAGATGTTCATTGATCCTGGCCCTTCAAACAAAGCATTCTGGGCTACGAATATTGAAACAGGCGACACGATTACCTATCCTGAGGGACACAGCAAAGCAGGTCAGCCTCTGTTTAAGCGTAGGTTTATACCTGCATCTCTCTTCGATAACCCCTACCTTGCTGAAGCGGGTGACTACGAGGCGATGCTCTTATCATTACCAGAGCACCAAAGAAAGCAACTCCTAGAAGGTAATTGGGATATTAACGATGGAGCCGCATTCCCAGAGTTTAACCGATCCCATCATGTCGTTGACGCTTTTGAAGTTCCCGAAAGCTGGGCTAAGTTTAGAGCTTGTGACTACGGCTACGGATCTTATACGGGGGTTCTCTGGTTTGCTGTTGCACCAGACGAACAACTCATTGTTTACAGGGAACTCTATTGCTCTAAAGTTACAGCTACTGATCTAGCTGATATGATCTTAGACCTAGAGAAAAAAGATGGTGGTATGAGATACGGGGTGCTAGACTCTTCTTTGTGGCACAACCGTGGCGACACGGGACCATCACTAGCAGAGCAAATGATTATGAAGGGATGCCGCTGGCGTCCATCAGATCGCTCTCGTGGCTCTCGTGTCGCAGGAAAAAACGAAATACATAGGCGTTTACAAGTAGATGAGTTTACTGAGAAGCCTCGCCTGGTATTCATGAACAACTGCACAAACACTATTGCGCAGATACCTAGCATCCCTCTGGACAAAAGAAACCCTGAGGATGTAGACACACATGCAGAAGATCACTTGTATGATGCTCTGCGATATGGTGTAA